TTCCAAGGCGTACAGGGTGAAGTTGGACCAGTTGCTGGACAGAATACACAAATTGTATTCAATAATCAAGACAACCCAGCTGGTTCTGCTAACTTAACATTTGATCTTGCATCAAATACATTTACGACACGCAATGCTCAATTTAATAATAATGTAAGTGTATCTGGACTATTAACAACAAGAAATATTGTTCCTGAGTCAAATGTTACCTACGATATCGGTACAAGCACCAATCGTTTCCGTGACATTTATTTGAGCAACAACTCAATCTTCCTTGGCAATGCTATAATTAGTAGTGTTGATGGTAATGTCTCAACAAACGGTATTATTGCGAATACGGTTTTCATTGGTCAAAATAATGCAAACCTCGAAGCATTAATTGGTCAGACTTACGATCAAGCCAATGCTGCATATGCTGAAGCAAATCTAAAACTTAACATTGCTGGTGGTACGATTACAGGTAGCCTTGTTGTTCAAGGTAATCTTGAAATACTTGGCAACAGCACGACACTTAATGTTGAGACGTTGCTTGTTGAAGACAATGAAATCATCCTCAACTCAAATGCAACTGGTGCACCATCGCTTAATGCAAGTGTAACAGTTAATCGTGGGGATCAACCAGACACCTTCTTGCGCTGGAATGAAAATACAGACAAGTGGGGTTGGTCAGACAATGGCACAACGTTCTACTCATTTGATGATGTTCGAACACAAGCTGGTGGTGCTTATGACCAAGCAAATACTGCAACAACTGCTGCTGGTAATGCATATGGTCAAGCCAATGCTGCATATCTACAAGCCAATAATGCGTACGATAAAGCCAATGCACCAATTACGATTAAAGAAGTTTATGCAGGCAACAATACTGTTGTTAATACATTTAGCAACATCAATACGATTCAGTTCGACGCTGATTCGGGAATGGCTGTTGTTGATGAAAGTTCTAACACCGTCACTATTCAACTTAATAGTACGTTCAAGAACTGGCAAGTAAATGGCGTCAATCAACTTGTTGCTTCTGGTCTCGATACTGTCAATTTAATTTCTGGTGATAATATTCTTATCAGCGGAAATGGTAATTCAGTACCACAAAGTGTAACGTTCAGTGTACCACTAGCAAATACGACAAACACTCAAGTATTGTTTAACAACAATGGTGTGTTTGGTGGTGATGCAGACTTGACGTTTAACACCGCAAGCAATATGTTGTCAACGAATAAACTTGCTGCTGCAAATGTTCAGTATAAGAATACAACTGGAGTAATTGTTGCCTATCAATATTATAACGATTCAGAAAATAGCATTGATACAGTGTTTATCTAATTATGGCAAGATCTTCGCAAATAAAAAGTGACGGCACGTTAAATGTTTTTAGTTCACTTGATGAAGTTACTCAATCGACAATCAGTGAAAGCAAAACATATTTGCGCGCTGCCGAGTTTGATGAAGTGACAATTAGTCCATTGACGAACGGTTTAGCGCAAAGAAAAACAAATGATGGTCGAATTTTAGTTGCAAATATTTTTAATGAAATTAATATTGTAACGCGAGGATTGACATTACAATTAGATGCTGAAGAAAATGCAAGTTATCCAAACTCTGGATCAACTTGGTTTGACATAAGTGCTGGAACTGCAAATGACGTAACATTATATAATAGTCCAACATTTACAAATAGTTCGCCAAGGTATTTTACATTTAATGGTTCAAATCAATATGGGACGAGCAGTGGAAGAGTTCTTGGCGCGAATAACTATACGAAACAAGTTTGGTTTTATTTAAACGCTTATAATGATAATAATTTAATCAGCGGTACGAGTGGACATTTTTTATATTTCGGAACTTCGACAAATAAAGTTTATTCAGGGCATACAAATTTTGGCAATTTTATGGCATATGGTTCTACAGCAACATTTGATTTAAACAAGTGGTATAATGTAGCATTAACGTTTGATGTTGCAGTTGGTTTTACATTATATGTAAATGGTACTCAAGATAGCACATATTCTTGGACTACTGCATTACCAGGAGATGGTTCCACAAATATAGCCTGTTTTAGCGCTGGTGGTAATTTATTAAATGGTAGAATGTCGCAAGCACTTACTTATGATGTAACATTAACTGCAGATGAAATTAAACAAAATTATGATCTAACTAAAACTCGATATGGGTTTTAGAGTAAAATAAATATTAGATAACCAATTGGGTAAAATTTAAAAAATGGCAAAATTACAAGGCAATACACGAATTTATGGTAATGTAACCGTAGATACAACAGTCATTGCCCAAACATTAAATGCGAATACAGTATTTGTGGATGGCACAAACGTGCAGGCTCGCCTCACAAATACAGAAAGCCGAGCAAACAGCGCATTAAACGATTCTGTCTTTAAAAATGTAGCCAACACAACTGCCTCTATTTCACCTTCTTCAAATAACGATACACTTAAAATCGTTGGCGATCCAGGTGGCGTTTCTATTGTTACAGTTTCTGGCAATACAGTAAGTATTTTTACACCAACTGTTGGTGGTGCTCAAGGTGTACAGGGTGAACAAGGCGCGCAAGGATACCAAGGTGAGCAAGGCTTCCAGGGTCATCAAGGCGAGCAGGGAGCACAAGGTTTTCAAGGCGTACAGGGCGAGCAAGGTCATCAGGGGCGTCAAGGTTCTCAAGGTGTGCAGGGTGAACAAGGTTCACAGGGTTTCCAAGGTCATCAAGGTGAACAGGGCGTACAAGGCTCACAAGGTCATCAAGGTGAGCAAGGGTTCCAAGGACACCAAGGTGAACAAGGTCATCAGGGACATCAAGGTGAGCAAGGGTTCCAAGGACACCAAGGTGAACAAGGCGTACAAGGTGCTCAAGGCGCACAAGGTTTCCAAGGTCATCAAGGCGAGCAAGGGTTCCAAGGTGTGCAAGGCGCTCAAGGACACCAGGGCGCTCAGGGTTCTCAGGGTTTCCAAGGCGTACAGGGTGAACAAGGTTCACAAGGCTTCCAAGGACACCAAGGCGAACAAGGCGTTCAAGGTTCACAGGGTCAACAAGGTGCACAAGGTTCACAAGGTTTCCAGGGTGTACAAGGTCATCAGGGTCATCAGGGTGAACAAGGCTTCCAAGGCGTACAGGGTGAACAAGGATCTCAAGGCTTTCAAGGCGTACAGGGTGAACAAGGATCTCAAGGCTTTCAAGGTGTTCAAGGAAATCAAGGTGTACAAGGTACAACTGGCGCCAAAGGTGAAACTGGTGAATTTGGCGGTGCATCTTTTGAATATGAATTCAGAGTCGAAACTAACGATCCAGTTAATCTTGGAAATGGATTAGTACAGTTTAATGTAAATCCATTTAATACAGCAAACACATTATACATTAGTTTCCTTGATCAAAATTCAGCGAATGTATTCAACTTCTTGCAAACGATTGATGATTCAACGTCAACAATCAAGGGCACGTTTAAGATTGCTAACACAGCAAACGTTAGTGAGTTTGCATTCTTCAGTATTAATGGATTACACACTAATGATCTAGATCACTTCAATGTTCCAGTTGCTTGGACAAGTGGTATATCAAACCTAGCAAATACAACTGCGGTAACACTTTCGTTTGTGCGTACTGGTGATCGCGGCGACAAGGGTGAGCAGGGTTATCAAGGTATACAAGGTGCTGTTGGTGCACAAGGTGAGCAGGGAGCACAGGGCTTCCAGGGTGTTCAAGGAGAGCAAGGCGCTCAAGGTTTCCAAGGAGTTCAAGGTCATCAAGGTCATCAAGGTGAACAGGGCTTCCAGGGTGTTCAAGGTGAACAGGGCGCACAAGGTTATCAAGGTGTTCAAGGCACTATTGGTGCGCAAGGCGAGCAAGGTGCTCAAGGTCGTCAAGGCGAACAAGGTTCACAAGGTCATCAAGGTTTCCAAGGCGAGCAAGGTCATCAGGGACATCAAGGCGATCAAGGTTTCCAAGGTGAACAAGGACACCAAGGATTCCAAGGCGAACAGGGAGCACAAGGTTTCCAAGGCGTTCAAGGAGCACAAGGACGTCAAGGTGATCAGGGTCATCAAGGTTATCAAGGCGAGCAAGGTCATCAAGGGCATCAAGGCGATCAAGGTTTCCAAGGTGAGCAAGGCTTCCAGGGTCATCAAGGTCATCAAGGTGAGCAGGGTTTCCAAGGTGAGCAAGGAGCACAAGGTCATCAGGGACGTCAAGGTGAACAGGGCGTTCAAGGTGCGCAAGGACTCCAAGGATTCCAGGGTGAACAAGGACGTCAAGGTGCACAAGGTGCACAGGGTGCACAAGGTGTGCAGGGTGAACAAGGTTTCCAAGGACACCAAGGTGAACAAGGCATTCAAGGTTCACAAGGTCAGCAAGGTGCTCAAGGCGTTCAAGGTCATCAAGGTGTACAAGGACCACAGGGCGAACAGGGTGTACAAGGTGCACAAGGTGTGCAAGGCGATCAAGGTCATCAGGGACACCAAGGTCAACAAGGTTCACAAGGCGTACAAGGTGACGTAGGTGCACAGGGTTCTGTTGGCGCTCAAGGTTCACAAGGTGTGCAGGGCGATCAAGGTGTACAAGGTGAAGTAGGTGCTCAAGGTGCTCAGGGCGTTCAAGGTGCACAAGGTCGTGATGGTAACTTTGGTGGCGCAACTTTTGATTATACTTTTGATACTAACACAAATGCAACAGATCCTGGAACTGGACGTTTAAAATTAAACAATAGTGTACTTGCGCTTGCAACACAACTTTATATTGATAATTTAGATGACGGTTCAACTGACATTCAAAATTTCTTAACAACAATCGACGATTCAACATCGACGATCAAGGGTCACTTTAGAATTTCAGCAAAGTTTGATTCTACAAGTTTTGCATTTTATACCATATCTGCTCTTACAAATAATTCAGGTTACTTCACCGCTAACTGTGCTTATCTTTCTGGTAGCGGTTGGTCTCCAAATAATAATGATGATGTTATAATCACGTTTGCGCGAACTGGTGACGTTGGTGACACTGGTCCACAAGGTGTTCAAGGTGCGACTGGCGCACAAGGTGCTGTCGGTGCTCAGGGTGAACAAGGTGCTGTTGGTGCTCAGGGCGATCAAGGCGTACAGGGTGCTGTTGGTGCACAAGGTGAGCAGGGAGCACAGGGTGTGCAAGGCGCTCAAGGTGCTGTCGGTGCGCAGGGTGAACAAGGTTATCAAGGACATCAAGGTTCTCAAGGCGTTCAAGGTGCACAAGGCGCACAAGGCGCTGTTGGTGCGCAGGGTGAACAAGGATTCCAGGGCGTACAGGGTGCACAAGGCGCACAAGGAGCTGTCGGTGCACAAGGTACAGAAGGCGCACAAGGCTCAACAGGCGATAAAGGTGGATTGCGTTATACGTTCAATACAACGGTAACGATGGCGGATCCAGGAACTGGATTAATTCGTTATAATAATTCAGCAATTGGTAGTGTAACAAAAGTAGCCATCAGCGATCTAGATGTCACATCAACAGACTTTAGCGCATATCTCTTAACTGCTGATGATTCAACAAATGCTGTTAAGGGCTACTTGATTATTAAATCAAATAATCCTAGCGATCCTACTTCAACAATATTCCAAATCAATAGTCTTGTTGATAATGTTGGATGGGTTGAATATGATGTAACGTATGTTTCTGGCGCACGTCCATCAAGCGGTGAAGGTCTCGTAATTGAATTTGCACGATCAGGCGATAAGGGCGCTGTTGGTGCTCAAGGTGCTGTTGGTTCTCAGGGCGCTCAAGGCGTTCAAGGTGCTCAAGGTGCTGTTGGTTCTCAGGGCGCTCAAGGTGTGCAAGGCGCTCAAGGTTCTGTTGGTTCTCAGGGTGCTCAAGGCGTTCAGGGCGCACAAGGTTCTCAAGGCGTACAAGGTTCTCAAGGTCAACAAGGTGCCGTCGGTGCTCAAGGTACTCAAGGCGTACAAGGTGCTCAAGGTGCTGTTGGTTCTCAGGGCGCTCAAGGTGAACAAGGCGTTCAAGGTTCTGTTGGCGCACAAGGTGCACAAGGTTCTCAAGGTATACAAGGTGCACAGGGTGTGCAAGGCGCTAAAGGTGAGATTCCTACAGGTGCTGTGATCTACACAAGTGGTGCAACAGCACCAGTGTCGCCAGCAGAGGGTGATGAATGGTTTGATACTGACCTTGGATTGCTATTCAAATATATCAACGACGGCGACAGCACTCAATGGGTAGAAGTTGGTCCTGCTGGCTCAGGCGGCGGTGGCGGTGGCGGCGGTGCACAAGGTGCTCAAGGATTCCAAGGCGTACAAGGCGCGCCTGGTTCTGCTGCAGCAGCAATTGCTGTAGCAAGAAATTCTTTTGTTGGTGATGGTAATACAAATTCGTTTACTTTGGCAACTGCACCACTTAATGAAGATCAAGTGCTTGTATTCGTTAACAATGTATTCCAACGTAACAGCGCATACAATGTAAGTTCTACGACTCTATCGTTTGATGTGGCGCCAGATACAAATGACGTAATTGATGCTTATCATATTACTGGTACTGCTGGCGCTCAAGGTGCAACTGGTGCAACTGGCGCAAAGGGCGAACAAGGATTCCAAGGTGTACAAGGTGCATCAGGTGGTCCACAAGGTGCTCAAGGATTCCAAGGTGTTCAGGGTACTGCTGGCGCTCAGGGTTCTCAGGGTGTTCAAGGCGCAGCAGGAACAGGCACAAAGGGAGATAAGGGGGACTCTGGTTCAGCAGCAATTTCTGTAACAAGAAATTCATTCCTTGCAAATGGCGTTGCTGTTGACTTTACACTTACAACGACACCATTTAATGAAGATCACGCTCTTGTCTTTGTTGATCGCGTTCTTCAAAGAAATAACGAATATAACGTATCTTCAACAACACTCACTTTTGATGGCGCACCAGATGCAAATGCAAACGTTGACGTATTTGTAATCGCTGGAACTGCTGGTCCACAAGGTCCTGCTGGCGCGCAAGGTGTACAAGGTGCCACAGGTGCTGGTGCTGAGGTTCTCCATCCTTTCTTACTCATGGGTGCTTAAATGCCATTTACATACAAAGTATTAGGACAAGCTGCTCCAAACGCAGCATCAACTTCGAATGTGTATACGGTTCCTGCCGCAACACAGGCTGTTATTTCTTCCATTGTAATTACAAATCGAAATAACAATGCAAATGCAACGTACAGATTAGCAGTTCAACCTGCTGGTGCTGCTCTTGCAAATCAACATTACATTGCTTTTGATGCACCAATTAATGCACTTGACTCAATTGCATTAACACTTGGTGTGACAATGGGCAACACAGACGTATTGTCTGTCTATTCAGCAAATGCAAATATTTCCTTCAGCGTATTTGGTTCAGAGATTACCTAATAAACATGGGCATTAAGTTATATTCAATTCAGGGTATTTCTGCGATGAGTGCGAACGGCGCTGTTCGTTATGCACTCACAAATCCAAGTACAAATCGAAATCCGAATTGGAATTTTACTCCACCAGGTAAAACAGTAATTCTCACTTTTAAACAGTCTGGTTTATGGGTTGCGCCTGAAGGTGTGACTGAAGTTGAATACCTTGTCGTTGCTGGTGGTGGCGGTGGTGCATCTAGAAATGGAGCAGGTGGTGGTGGTGCTGGTGGATTTAGAATAGGATCTTCATATCCAGTGACTGCTGGAAACACTTATACAATTACGATTGGTTCTGGTGGAGCAGGTGGAGGCGATGACACTGCGCCATATAATGGCGCAAATGGAACTAGTTCAGTTTTTGATACAATCACTTCTGCTGGCGGTGGTGGTGGTGGTTTGGGTGCTGGATTTAATGGTGGTTCAGGTGGTGGTGGTGGAAGAAATTCACCAAATGCTGGCGGATCAGGAAATATACCATCGGTAAGTCCATCACAAGGAAATAATGGTGGAAGTGGTTTTGGTGGCGGAGGCGGCGGTGGTGGTTCAGGCGCTGCTGGTAATGCTGGAAGCCCAAGCACTGGTAATGGTGGTGATGGTGGCACTGGTGCTGCATCTTCAATAACAGGCACGTCAGTGACTTATGCTGGCGGTGGTGGCGGATCTGGTATAGATAGTCCGGGAACTGGTGCAGGCGGCGCAGGAGGAACAGGTGGCGGTGGTGCAGGAGCATCAACAAGTAGTGGAACTGGACCATCAGGAACAGCTGGAGAAACTAACACTGGTGGCGGCGGTGGTGGTGGTGGTTATAATTTTTCAGCAAATATCACTGGTGGCACTGGCGGCTCTGGTATCGTCATCCTCAAATATACAATGCCAGCAACAGGTGTACAAGTATTCAATTCCACAGCAGAATGGATTTGCCCAACTGGTGTGACGTCTGTTGACTATCTTGTTGTTGCTGGTGGTGGAGGAGGAGGATCTCGATATGGTGGTGGCGGTGGAGCAGGTGGATTTAGAACTGGAACTGGATTTGCAGTAACTGCTGGCCAGACCTATACAATCACTGTTGGTGCTGGTGGTAGTGGTGGTGCGCAGGGCGGTTATAATGTTGGTTCTGATGGTAATGACTCTGTTTTTAGCACTATCACTAGCACAAGAGGTGGTAAAGGTGGAGCAGGCACACCTGCTGTGTCTGCTGGAAATGGTGGTTCTGGTGGTGGTTCTGGATTGTCAGGCACAAGTGGTGGAACTGGTAACACTCCAAGCACATCGCCAAGTCAAGGAAATAATGGCGGAAATTGCCCAACAGTAAATCCAAATACTGGAGTTGGTGGCGGGGGAGGTGCAGGTGCAGCTGGAGAAAATGGAAATACAGACGGTGCAGGTCATGGTGGTGATGGTGGTAATGGCACTGCATCATCTATAACAGGAACATCAGTCACATATGCTGGTGGCGGCGGCGGAGGTGGATATCGAATTAGTGGAACGGGTGGTACTGGCGGCGCAGGCGGCGGCGGCAACGCAGGACCATCATCCAATTCAAATGGATCTGCTGGTAGCCCTAATACTGGTGGCGGCGGTGGTGGTGCCTCTTGGGACGATAATGCTGGCGATTCGAATAGTGCAGGCGGCAACGGCGGTTCAGGTATCGTTATTCTAAAACTTAATGCGTAATTGAGGTGATTTAAATGCAAGCAAAAATTTATCGTTTTTATGGAATTGATACGGCAATGGATCTTCTTCGCCCAGGAGCAAAATGGGAGTGGACAGGTGGCGTAGGTTTTACTCGTTGGGATGATCCACGACCACAACCAACAAAAGAAGAAGTTGAAGAAACACTAGAAAAAATCAAGGCTTTTGAAGATTCAATACATACTATTTGGACAGATGAACAATTAGCAGAAATTGTGGGGCAATTTGATTCACAACAAACTTAAAGGATGATACTGTGAAAACATATAATATTTTTCCAACGACAGTTGGCATTGTTGAACTTGAACGAGAATTTACTAAAAAAGAAATTGATACATTTACAAAATTAGAACGTAGACCAAACGAGGGAAATCAAACAAGTAAAAATTATAACGTTTTAGAACTAAAGGAATTTAAAAAGTTAAAAGAATTTGTGACGACTTCTGTAAATAATTATTTTCAAACGATACATCAACCAAAATCATCCAAATTCTTTTATTTCTGGCGTTTTATATTTGAATGCTGATATAACAAAAGACAGAATTTATTTTTATAATGATGGTTATAAAATGATTGATGTTGAAGCGAAAGAATGGAATGTTTCAAATTCTAAATCATGGTGGTTTGAAGTTGGAATAGGAAAACTTGTAATGTTTCCTTCTTCACTTACACATATGGTTCAGACGGTAGATCATGAAGAGACAAGAATTAGTTTATCCTTTAATACTTTTTTGAAAGGAAAACTTGGTGTTACTGATTCGTTAACAGAGTTAATCTTAGGAGATTAAAATAAAATGGCACATTTTGCACAGCTAGATGAAAATAATGTAGTGACACAAGTTATTGTTGTTGCGAACACAGACACAGCAGATGCAAATGGTGTGGAAAAAGAGCACATCGGAGCAGCATTTTGCGAACGTCTTTTAGGCGGTACTTGGAAACAAACATCATACAATGGAAATTTCCGTAAACGTTATGCTGGTGTTGGTTACACATATAATGTTGAATTAGATGCATTCGTTCCACCAAAACCCTACTCTTCTTGGGTATTAGATAATGATACTGCAACTTGGATTGCACCCGTATCAAAACCAGATGATGGTAAATTATACCGCTGGGATGAACCAACGTTGAGTTGGGTTGAAATTGAAGAACCAGTTTAACTTTTAAAAATAAATACATTTACCTAAACACAGAGTTAAATAATGGCAATTAATTTCCCAAATTCACCAGTAGATAACGATTCATATACCTATAATAATCGAACGTGGGTATACAATGCTGCATCTGGTGCATGGGTCGCTCAAGGTGCGCAGGGTGCTCAAGGCGTTCAAGGTGCAACTGGAGCGCAAGGCGCGCAGGGCATTCAAGGCGCTGCTGGCACTAATGGTGCGCAAGGTGAGCAAGGTGCTACTGGTGCTCAAGGTGTTCAGGGCGCACAAGGTTCTGTTGGTTCTCAGGGTGCACAAGGCGTTCAAGGCGCGCAGGGTGTTCAGGGCGCACAAGGTTCTGTTGGTTCTCAGGGCGCACAAGGCATTCAAGGTGCTCAAGGCGCTGTTGGTGCACAGGGCGCTGTTGGTTCACAAGGCGCTCAAGGTGTTCAAGGTGCTCAAGGCGCTGTTGGTGCACAGGGCGCTGTTGGTTCACAAGGCGCTCAAGGTGTTCAAGGTTCTGTCGGCGCTCAAGGCGCACAAGGTGAAAAAGGTCAAAAAGGGGATACAGGCGCACAAGGCGTACAAGGAGCGACTGGAGATAAAGGTGAAACTGGCGCGCAGGGTGTGCAAGGTTCAGCAGGTGCTACTGGTGCTCAAGGCGCAACAGGTTCTCAGGGCGTACAAGGAGCGACTGGAGATAAAGGTGAAACTGGCGCACAGGGTGCGCAGGGCGTTCAAGGTTCAACAGGTACAAAGGGTGACGTTGGCGAATTCGGTGGTGCGTCGTTTGAATACGAATTTAGAATTCAAACAGATGATCCTGCAACACTAGGTTCTGGTCATTTACAATTTAATGCCAATCCATTTAATACTGCAAATACGTTGTATATTAGTTTCAATGATTCAACAAGCGCAAACATTTATAACTTTATTCAAACAATTGATGATTCCACATCAACAATTAAAGGTACGTTTAAATTAGCAAACACTGCAAATGTAAACGAATTTGCCTTCTTCAGTATTAACGGCAATCACATTCACGACGACGATCACTTCAATGTTCCAGTTGCATGGAATACTGGTGTAACAAACTTTGCAAATACAACTGCTGTTGTCATTTCTTTGGTTCGTACTGGTGACGCTGGTGATAAAGGTGCACAAGGTTTTCAAGGCGTTCAAGGTGCAGCAGGCACTGCAGGATCACAAGGCGCTCAAGGTTTTCAAGGCGTACAGGGTACAAATGGCGTTGATGGTGCTCAAGGCAAGGTGCTGTTGGCGCTCAAGGAGCACAAGGGGTTCAGGGTGCACAAGGTCTTGTTGGTGCACAGGGTGCCGTCGGCGCACAGGGTTCTCAGGGCGTTCAAGGCGCTGAAGGTGCCGCTGGTGCTCAAGGTGCTGTAGGTGCTCAAGGTGCGATTGGTGCACAGGGTGCGCAAGGTGTCGTTGGTGCACAAGGTGAACAAGGTGCTGTGGGTGCTCAAGGCGCAACAGGTTCTCAAGGTGTGCAAGGTGCGGCAGGTTCCGCTGGCGCACAAGGTGCTCAGGGTGTACAAGGCGCGACAGGCGCTCAAGGCGCAGCAGGTGCTGCTGGTGCTCAAGGTGAACAAGGTGCTGCTGGTGCTCAGGGCGCTGCTGGCGCTCAAGGCGCAGCAGGTGCTGCTGGTGCACAAGGCGCTCAGGGCGTTCAAGGTGCGACAGGTTCTGCTGGTGCACAAGGCGCTCAAGGCGTTCAAGGTGCAACTGGCTCTGCTGGTGCTCAAGGTGCACAGGGTGCACAGGGTGCTCAAGGTGTACAGGGCGCAGAAGGAACAGCAGGTGCACAGGGTGCACAAGGCGCGCAAGGTGTTCAAGGTGCTGCTGGTACTCAAGGTGCTGTAGGTGCTCAAGGTGCACAAGGGGTTCAGGGCGCGACAGGTTCTGCTGGTGCTCAAGGCGCTCAAGGCGTTCAAGGTGCTCAAGGCGCTGTTGGCGCACAAGGCGCTGTTGGTGCACAAGGTGAACAAGGTGCTGTAGGTGCTCAAGGTGCGACTGGCTTTGCTGGCGCTCAAGGCGCTCAAGGTGTACAAGGCGCTCAAGGTGCTGTAGGTGCACAGGGTGCTGCTGGCTCTAATGGAGCCCAAGGTGAACAAGGTGCTGCTGGCGCTCAAGGTGCACAAGGCGTTCAAGGTGCTGAAGGTGCTCAGGGCGTACAAGGTGCAACTGGCGTAGGTGTACAGGGTGCTCAAGGTGTTCAAGGTGCTTCTGGTGGTGGCGGTAGTGGTTGGACAGTTAAAACGGCAAACTACACCGCAGTCAACAATGATCAAATTATTGCAGACACTTCTGGCGGAGCATTTACAATTACGCTTCCAGCAACACCATCAACAGGCAATTATATTAAAATTGCAGATGGCGCTGGGGATTGGTCAGTAAATAATCTTACGGTCGCAAGAAATGGCTCAACTATTGAAGGTGTTGCCGATGATGTAATTCTTGACATTGAAAACGTTTCTGTTGAATTTATTTACGATGGATCAACTTGGCAAGTTACTGCAACCACTGGTGCAACTGGTGCTCAAGGTCCGCAAGGCGTACAAGGTGCTGCTGGTGTAGGATCTAACATTATAGATCAAGTTAGTTCTGCTACAATTCATTATCCTGTTTTCACAACGTCAACTTCTGGCACGTTGACGCCAAATGTTGCAACTAGTAAATTGCAATTCCAACCATCAATTGGTGAATTGAGCGCGAATATATTTGCCTCTAATTCTTATGTTCATTATGCGGCTAATCCGACAATTTCAGGAAGTGCACTAACATTAGATCTTCGATTGGCGAATTTCTTTTATGTGACGTTAAATAGTGATATTGTAACATTAACAGTAAACAATGTTGAACTAACTAACAACGTCAGTTCCTTTGCGGTGTTGTTTACTGCAGATGGAACTACAAGAACAGTTAATTGGCCAGGAAGTTTTAATTGGCCAAACGATACGGCGCCAACTATAACAGCAACAAACGGTAGAAAAGATTTATTCTTCTTCTTTACTCATGATGGCGGAACAAATTGGTATGCTCTTATTTCAGGACAAAATCTATAATGAGTAACTATGCAATTGTAGAAAATAATGAGATCGTCGGAGTTTACTGGAATCTTCCAACAAACTGGAAAAATATCAGTAATTTTTTCGCGCTTCAAGATAAAGAAGAGCATAAGGATTTTTTGAAAACGCTCGGCTGGTATAAAGTTCAAAAAGTTACACCAACGTATGATCCAACTCGTCAAAAACTTGAAGGTTCTAGACATTGGTATGACGCTACAACCGACACAGTTTATGAAGAAGATCTTGTTGTAGATGTTGAGCAGGTATTTCCTGAACACTCATCATTTTTAACAGAAGAAGAAATAGAGCAACAAAGACTTGCAAATCTTGCGACTCGCTGGGCAGAAGTCCGCATTGAAAGAGATAAAAAAATGCAAGAGTTTGAGTGGCGTTATGTCAGATACGAACGTCAAGTTCGCTTAAATATAACACCAACAGACAATATTAATGATCTAGATAATTATATGCAAACCCTTGCAGATATCACGCAACAATCAGATCCATATAACATTGTTTGGCCAAACTTTTAAAGATGATGAATAAAAATGATTTTAAATAATTGGTTACTCAGTATACAAAAAACCGACAATGCCGTTATACCAACTAGTCTTTATACTTTTGGTTTAAATAATGTCGGTCAACTTGGTTATGGAACAACCATAGATTCTCAATCGCCTGTAAAGGTTGGTCTAGAATCTTGGAAAAAAATATCATCAGGATTGAGTCATACTGTCGGCTTATTATCAAACAATCGTCTTTATGCTTGGGGATTAAATACTTCTGGTCAATTAGGTGATGGAACAACATTAAGTAAATCTTCCCCTGTTGTAATTGGAACTGGCACTTGGAATGACGTTTCTGCTGGCGCTTTTCACACTGCTGCTATTGCTGCAAATAATAAACTTTTTACATGGGGCAACAATCAACAAAGTCAATTAGGTGATGGTACAATAATTAGTAGATCATCGCCAGTAATAATTGGCGATTCAAGTTGGAGCGCAGTTAGTGCAGGTTGGTCACACACCGCAGCAGTTTTAGCAAATGGATCAATGTTTGCATGGGGTCTTGCGATGCATTTTGGTGAAGATCAATTTGTTCGCGGTTCCAATTATAATTCTCCTGTTGCAATTCAATCAACAGAATTTTTTACGCAAGTTTCTGCTGGCGCAGCAAACTTATTAGGTTTAGACGCTAGTGGTAGAATTTGGTCCTCTGGTCCTATTGGCACACCAGGAAATTACTGGAATGAAATTGCAATTGGATCCGATCACGTTCTTGCTCTTAGATCTGATGGTTCATTATTTGCGTGGGGCGACAACGCATTTGGTCAACTTGGAGATACTACCTTATTTAAACGTTCTGCACCTGTAAAAATTGGTCCATCAAGTTGGGCTGCAATTGGTGCAGCAGGAAATACTTCTTATGCAATTCGTGGTGATGGTAGTTTGTTTGCATGGGGTAACGCAACGGGTGGTGAAATTGGCGACAGCACTGTTGTAAGAAGTATATTTGATGATGCGCAAGGATCCTACTCTTGGATTAAAATAGAAGGTGGTGAGACTTTGGGGTTGGGGTAATAACGCACAGGGAACAATAGGCGACGGCACAACAATTTTCAAAAGCAATCCAGTAAACGTTGGTCTTGGTATTGGTCCTGAAGTTACATTTATAGATTTCTCTGCTGCTGACGGTCACACTTGTGCAATCACATCAAATGGTGCCTTGTACTGTTGGGGAAATGGTGTTGCTGGTAATTTAGGCGATGGTACAACAATTAGTAAATCATCACCAGTTAAAATTGGCAATCAAAGTTGGCAAAAAGTTTTTGCTGCATTAGGTTCTTCTACATATGCTATTCATGCTAACGGTGCATTATTTGCATGGGGAGCTAATAGTTTTGGTTCACTCGGTACAAATGATTTTGTGAGCAGAAGTTCCCCTGTACAAATAGTTGCTGGGGTTGGAGCAGCTGAAGGAAGTTGGTCAACTGTTGCGCCAGGAGTTTCTGTTGTTGCTGCAATATCATC